TTCACCACCAGCCCAACGTATTCAGGTGGTTTCATTCCACAATTGTGGTCTAACAAGCTGAATGCTAAATTTTATGCAAACACAATGCTTTCAGAAGTGTCTAACACTGACTGGGAAGGCGAAATCAAAAACCAAGGTGATACTATTCGTATCCGTACTGCACCGTCAATTACTATTAATGACTACACAGCTGGTTCAACACTAACAAGCGAAGTTCCTGTGCCTATCTACCAAGATATGCAGATTAACAAAGGTAAATACTTCTCTGTTCAAACAAACGACGTATTAGCGCATCAAGCTGATATCGACTTAATGAACACATTCACTGATGATGCTGCTAAGCAATTGAAGATTTCTATTGAAAATGAAACTTTCTTCAACTGGTTCGTAACTGAAGGTGCTGCTGCGCTTAACAAAGGTGCTGCTGCTGGTGCAATTTCAGCTAGTTACAACTTAGGTACTGATGCTGCTCCAATCGTAGAGACTGTTGCTGCTGGCGTACTTAACGGTATTCTAGAGATGTCTGCTACTATGGATGAGCAAAACGTTCCTGAAGATGGTCGTTGGTTAATCATCTCACCTAAAGACCGTAATATCTTAATGCAATCTAGCATTGCGCAAGCGTACTTCACTGGTGACCAGTCAAGCACAATTCGTACTGGTAAGATTGGTATGCTAGACCGTATGACTGTATACGTATCTAACTTACTACCTCACGGTGCTGCAGGTAAAGCGTTAGTCGCTGGTTTAACAGCTACTTCAACAGGTGCAGCTGTATCAGGTGCTAAGAAGCGTCGTATGATGGTTGCGGGTACTAAGCACGCATGTGCTTTTGCCGCGCAAATCACTAAGACTGAGCCTCTACGTAACCAAACAGACTTCGGCGATATCGTTCGTGGTCTATCTGTTTACGGCCGTAAAGTTGTTAAGAGCGAAGCTCTAGTAACAGCGTTAGTTGGTACTGCTTAATAAGCAACACTAACTTGAGAGGGGGAGACCCCCTCTTTACGTACTTACAACGGAGAGACTTGTGGCAATAATTAAAGCTATTGACGTTATAAAACGTGTCGAGGATGTTATTCAAGATAGTAACATTCGCTGGCCGCGACTAGAATTGCAGAACTGGATTAATGAATCCTATCTACAAATTGTTCTATTGCGCCCTGACGCTAATTCTAAAACGGGTACCTTTACTTGTGCTGTAGGAACCAGACAGGTTCTAACCACAGGTTTCTCTACCGCACTACGTCTAATAGACATAGTTCGAAACCTAGCTACTTCCTCTAAAAAGAAAGTAGTTAGACTTATTAATAGGAGCGTCTTGGATGACCAACGTCCTTCTTGGCATGGTGAAACCGGTACGGTTGATGTCCAGAACTTTACGTTTGACCCAAGACAACCTAAAGAATTTTTCGTATACCCACCAGCTACAACAGCTGCACAAATAGAAGTTGTGTATGCTGACACGCCAGGAGCTCACGCGCTATCTGAGTCGGATTTGAATCCAGCGGGTAGTAATACGGAAGTTATCAAACTAGATGATATTTATCTCAGTGCTATTATCGACTGGGTGTTGTATCGCGCTTTTTCTAAGGATGCTGAACATGCGGCTAATGCAGCTCGCGCTGGTGCACACCACCAAGCATTCATTTCAGGAATAAGTGATAAAACGCAGAGTGATGTAGCATCTGCACCTACGGAGGCTGTCTAATGGCAACAACATGGGATAAGTTATATCCATACGTTCAACCGTATGTACCGGGATGCCCAGAAGTCGTTATAAAAACGCATCTACAAGAAGCAGCAGCGGAATACTGTGCTAATAGCGAAGTATGGCGCTACAATTTAGAACCTAGTTTTACTAGCAAAAACACCTCAGATTACGAGTTAGATGTGCCTAATAGGGCCGTTTTAGAGAATATTATGGTACTTATGCTAGATGGCGTACCTATGACGCACGTATCAGAAAGACATTCTTTCCCTCGTACTGACTCCGATGGTTCTGCTGTAACAGGCACTCCTACGCAATACAGTGTATTCCAGGATGCTAGCATCCGTATGTACCCTACACCGCTTTCCAAGCATACATTTACTGGCGTTTTAGTAGTTAAACCTAGCTTATCGGCTAAAGGGATAGAGGACTTTATCTTTGAATCACACGGTCGTAGTATAGCAGCAGGAGCTATTGCTCGAATTGCCGGTATACCTAATAAAGAGTGGAGCGACCCTGATGTTTCTATGAGAAGCCAGATTGAATTTGAACGCGCAATGTGCGCAGCTAAAGGTAGAGATACCAGACGCGTTAACATGCGCGTAGCATCAGTTAACTTTTAGTTGACAACGAGACACCGTTAGGGTAAAGTTATCCTAACTTTAATTGCATACCAAATGCTGAGAACAACCCGACTAGTCGGTTAAATATTGGAGGCCTGAATGGCATATTACGATACAATCAACCTCGTATCCGGGGATGATAAACCACAACTGGACTTCACGCTTCGTGATTCGACTAAAGCAGCGGCGGGTAAAATTCTTGACGAGGATGACCCTACTACATGGGACCCCATCGATCTATCAGGGCAGACAGTACGGATTAAATTTCGTTCTTTAGGCGGAGACACAGTCTTAGATACTATGACATGCGGCATCATAGTTGCTGCCGATGGTACATGTTATATGGCGTGGAATGCCACGACTTTAGACGTCGATGCCGGTACTTACGAAGGTGAGATTGAAATGACGGACTCTTCCGGAAAGGTTCTAACCGTATTTGACAAACTAAAGTTTAAGATAAGAGCGGACTTCTAGTAATGGCTATACGTGCCACAATTAGCGTACAGAGAATACAAGCTCAGACTGCTAATGAACTCGTACAGGCACAAACAGTTTACCAATCAGTTGTAGCATCTGAGATATCGGTAAATCCTGATTCTAAAAATTTAATGCTATTTGATAGCGTTCCACTAAGCGAAGTAGTATTTAAGGTAATTACAAAAGGTTTAGCTGATAGTACTGCAGTTACCGACTTGTATGCTTCACATTTCAATAAAGGAACAATAGCTGAATCAGTCAGTGTAGCTGATACTTTTGCTAAAGTTGTTACATACAATAGAACCTTTAGTGATTCTTTCACTTTAGATGACCTTGCTCAAATCGATAAAGATTTCTACGGTAACAAAGGAAATATTTTTGCCTTTACTGATATTATCGGCTTAACTAATAATAAAAACTTAACTGATTCATATACTGTAAGTGATGTGTTTACTAAAGTATTAACTTATAGTAGAAGTTTTACTGATTCAACAACATTAAGTGACTCTGAGTATTATTCTCTTGCAAAAAGTACATCAGACCCTCTTACACTTTCAGATTCTCAGTTAAAAGGGTTTACTACACAAAAAACAGATAGTTTTACTGTTGCAGATGCTGCAGATAAGAGCTCAGGTTTAGCTAAAACAGACTCTTTTTCTTTCGCTGATAGTTCTTATTTTTCTGCTAGCAAAGAAACTAGTGACTCTGTATCTCTTGCCGACTCTCACTATAGAGCATTAACTAAAATAATTGCTGATGCCTTTACGTTAGATGATAGTGCTTTAATAAATAAAAACTACTACGGTAATAAAGGCAATGTATGTACAATTTCAGACTTAATAGCCTTTACTTTAGTATATAGTCGATCGTATACAGATTCGTTCTCCTTTAATGATACTACAATTACAGAATTATCTAAAGTAATTAATGATGTAGTTACCATGACTGATTCAACCCTTTCAGTAATGGACCGAGGTAAGGAAGCTACAGATGTATTAGGATTTGTAGAATTAATGGCTAGCACTGTAGATAAAGTATTATCAGACCAAGCAACATTATCTGATAATTTATCTAGTTTGGTAGGAAAAGGTATTTCTGAAACTGTATCATTTAATGATAGTACAGTTTCAGAAATAACTAAAGTAGTTACCGATGCGTTTGCATTAGATGACAGCGCTTTAGTAAACAAAGACTACTTTGGTAGTAAAGGGAATGTGTGTACAGTTTCAGATGTAATAAGTTTCGCTTTCATCTGGAATAGGACTTTCGCACATTCATTCTCTTTTAGTGATGAAGATTCTTACCTGTTAGGTAAAAATGTTCAAGGAGCTGGTGAAGTAGTCAGCATTGGTGATTTAGTAACTCTTACTACAATCTCAGGAAAGGTGCTCAACGGAGCACAACTTAATAGAATAACATTAAACTAGGAGTTTAAAAATGATAAAAGATAATTTCGCACTAACAGGTGCATTAACAATTGCTATTAATGATGAAGTAGTTCAAGAGACTGATAACTTAGTAGTAACGTCCGGTAAAGAATGGGTTGCAGATAGGATGAATAACGCCAATACTGTTATGACACACATGGCTATCGGCACAGATGGTACTACAGCAGCACTAGGTGATACTGGTCTTACTGCAGAATTAGAAAGAAACTTATTAAGCAGTACAACAGTAACAGGTGCTGCTGTTGCTTATGTTTGTACTTTCGGAGCTGGTGATGGTACTGGTGCTATTAAAGAAGCAGGTATTTTTGATACTCTAGGTGCTAAAGTAGACGATGTTACTATTACTGCAGCAGGTTCAGGCTATAGTACTGCTCCAGCAGTAACATTTGATCCAGCTCCAGCTGGCGGAACAACCGCTACAGGTACTGCTGTTTTAGGTACTGGCGCTGATTCTGATAAAGTAGCGTCAATAACTATAACAAATGCAGGTGCTGGTTACACGGCAGCTCCTGCTATTGCTATTGTAGGTTCAGCTACCGCAACATGTACTATGAAAGAAGGTGGTGATATGCTTGCTCGTACTGATTTTTCAGTAGTGAACAAAGCAGCGGCTGACTCTATGACTATTACTTGGACTATCACAGTATCTTAATTTAGAGAGTTTATAGGAGGTTAGTATGGCTGTGAAATTCAGTAATAATGCTGCGACTACTCTGGCATCAGGTATATCGTCAGGTGCTACATCTTTTACTGTTGCTTCGGTAGCTAACTTCCCTACACTTGGTGCAGGTGATTGGACTTATGTATCTCTAACTACTGAAGTAGTCAAGGTTACTGCTATTAATACAGGTACAAAAGTATTTACTTGTGCTGCTACAGCTGGTGCACATTTAAGTGGTGTTACTGTTGAATTGCGAATGACAGCTGAATTACTAAATGATTTCGCAGAAGATACTGAAGCCGACCCTGCTGGTGAAGCAGTAGCAATGGCAATCGCCCTCGGATAGGAGAAATAAATGGCAAATGATTTTAAACTAAAGACAAAAAAAGATATAAGTACTTCATATCTAGAGGTCTATAAAGTAGCATCTACCCCTACAACCCGTACTACGGTAGTTATCGGGTTAACAATAGCTAATATTGCATCAGGCTCAGTTAATGCTAGTGCTAAGATCGTCCCACGTTCTGGGGATACTGTACGCATTATTAAAGATATACCTATTCCGGCAGGGTCATCAGTTGAGATTATGGCAGGTAATAAAATTAACCTAGAATATGAAGATGCCATTGAGGTTAAAAGCAATACAGCTACTTCATTAGATGTATCACTTTCAATTATGGAAATTAGTTAATAGGAGAACAGTATGCCTTACATAGGAAAAACACCATCACCAGTACCTATTGATGCAAGTGATATACCTGATGATAGTATTACATCAGCTAAGATTAAAAACGGTGCTATTGTTGATGCGGATGTAAATACAAGTGCTGCAATTGCTGCTAGTAAATTATCAGGTGTTGCATCTACATTAGA